GCGCTCGGATGACGGCAGCGCTTGACCTCGTTCGGGCGCTCGCAGCGGACGCGGAGGCCGATCCGCCCCGGTGGATCCAATGGCTGCCGCCGCAGGACGAGTTTCACCGAGACCCGTCGCCGGTCAAGCTCCTCCGCACCGGCAACCAGCTCGGCAAGACGACGAGCGGGCTCGCGGAGGTCCATTGGCGATGCCTCGGTGTCCACCCGCACTACGAGACCCGAGAGCCACCGATCGAGGCGTGGGTAATCTGCGCGAGCTGGTCGCAGTCGCTCGCGATCCAGGCGAAATTCTACGCGATCGCCGGGCGCTACCTCGTCGACGGTACGCGCTTCGATCCGGTCAACGGCTTCCACGCCAACCGCCCGACGGCCCGCTACCCGAATGGCTCCGTCGTGCGGTTCAAGACGACGCAGCAGAATTCGTTGGACCTAGCAGGCGCGACGATTGATCTCGCGATGTTCGACGAGCCGCCGAAGTCGCCGCGCATCTTCGAGGAGGTCCGCAAGCGGTTGGTCAGACGGCAAGGCGTGCTCCTCATGTGCCTCACGCCGGTGAACGCTCCATGTGGATGGCTCCGCGAGCTCTGCGAGGCCGGACAGGTCGCAGACCATCACTGGCGCCTCGAGCCGGAGGCGTTGATTCCGGTCGGCGACACCGAGCCGCTCGAGCTGCCGGACGGCACGCCGATGAACGAGGCGTGGATCGAGGAGATCAGGCGCAACACACTCCCGCAGGAGGTCCCCGTCGTCGTCGACGGTGAGTGGGAGATGCGCGTCGAGGGCCGCGTTTTCTCGCAGTTCGATCAGACCACGATGATCTCCGACACGCCGCCCGAGGGAGAGGTCACCGTCTGCGTCGGCATCGATCACGGCACCAAGGTCGGCAAACAGTGCGCAATGTTGGTCCTCGTCGACAAGAGCGGCGACCAAGACCGCGTGATCGTGTGGGACGAGTACATCGGCGCCGAAAACACCAGCACCACCGATGACGCTCGCGGCATCCTCGAGATGCTCAAGCGCAACGGGCTCCGGTGGTCGCAGCTCGACGAGGTCTGGGGCGACCGGCTCTACCTCCGCGGCATCGCAGACAAGAAGAGCAACCGCGATCTAATCGACTCCGTCGCGAGGCTCCTCCGCGTCCCGTCTCGGTCGCTCTCGCCGTCGATCCGCACGGTCAAGCGCGGGCAGGGACGAGGCAAGGGCTCCGTCGACGCTGGATGCCGCTACCTACATCAGGCGATGGTTCACGACGGCCATTTTCAGGTCCACCCGCGGTGCGAGGCCGTGACCGAGGCCCTCCTCCGCTGGGACTACCGAGACGACGACTACAAAGACAAGATCGACGCGCTGCGCTATGCTCTCCAACGAAGCATCTTTGCTCCGCGGCGCAAGCGCACCAAGCGGCGGCTCTATCTGTATTGAGGCTTGCGATGTACCAGCCCGGATACCCCGACTACCCGAGCCTCCCGAACCCGCCGACGCCGACGAACGCAGGCGAGGCGAGCCGGTGGGAAGAGACGCGGCGCCGTCGTCGCATGCTCGAGGGCACCTGGCGCGATGACCTCGAGCAGCGTCTCCAGGAGCACCTCGGCTCAGTTCGGCGCGACGCGTGGGGTCCGCTGTCGCTCGCGCTAAACCCGTTCCGATCGATCTGCACCGAGCTGTCGGTCCTTTACGACCAGACGCCGACGATCCTGCACGACCAGATCGCAGATCCCGGCATCGCTCGACAGCTCGAGGTTTCCGGGCTCTGGCAGATGATGCAGCGTGTCCAGATCTACACGCTCGGCCTCAACGAGTGTTTCGTTCGTCCTCATGTCGACGAGCGCGGGCGGTTCTCGTTCCGGATGGTGACGCCTGATTTTGTGCGGGCCTATGCCACGATGGACGACCCGCGGCAGCCGGTCGCGCTGATCGAGTACCGGCTCCGACGTCTCCCGCCTCGGGAGCTCAACGGCCCGCGAGAGCTCGGCTGGACCGCGGATCACTACGACGTCTCCGATCCAGAGCGCCCGGTCTACTCGATCAACCTGGTCGACGAGAACGGCAGGATCAAGCTCGACGTGACGGACTACTACCTCGGCGGGCGGTTCGAGGGCGACGCGTACCCGTTCCGCCGCTCGAGCGGTCGCCCGTTCATCCCTTACCAGCTCTACCATTCGACCGGCGGCGGGCAGCACCTGTTCAGCCCCTACGACGGGCAGGAGCTCGTAGAGGCGAGCCTCGATCTCTCCGTCCTGCATCAGATGGTCGTGCACACGTTCCGCGATGCGAGCTGGCCGCAACGCTACGTCGTCAATCTCCAGCCGGCAGGCGTGTCGGTTGTTGAGACCACCGACGGCGCTCGAGCGGAGGTCGTCACCGATCCCGCGTCGCTCATCCAGTTCGAGAGCATCCCCGATAACGAGGGCGTCGGACAGCCGATGATCGGACAGTTCTCCGCGGGCGGCGATCCAGGCCAGATGGAAGAGACGCTCGCCAACATGGCAGCCCGCGTGGCATCTGACGCCGGCGTCCCTCCGTCCGATATCCAGCGCCTCGGAGGCACCGCTCGCAGCGGCGCCGCGATCTCCCTCACCAACGAGGGCAAGCGCAAGGCGCAGCGCAAGTATGCCAACGTCTTCCGGGACTCAGACGAGCGCCTGGTTGGCATGTGCGCGGCGATGTTCAACCGCGCGACCGGTGCTCCCGAGGGCCGGCGCTACGTCGAGGGCGGCTACCGCGTGCTCTACCACGAGCTCCCCCTCTCGCCCGAGGAGCGCCGCGCGCGTCGTGAGGACGTGATCGCCATGCTCGAGGCCGGGCTCCTCTCGCCGGTCGGCGCTTACATGGAGCTACACCCGGGCGTCACGAAGGCGCAGGCGACGCGCGCGATCCTCGAGATCCGCGACCCGGATGCCGCCGACGACTACCGAGAGGAGTAACGGTGCCGCCGTTCCGTCCGCCGCTCGGAGTCGCCGCAGCCGCCGCGCGCGCGCTCGAGGTCCGCGAGGCCGCGCCTCCGTCCCGTCGAGGTCTCACGCCGGTCGGTCTGGCTCGAGCTCGCGACCTCTCCAACCGTCGCAACGTCTCGATCCCGACGCTCCGACGGATGCTCGGCTACCTGTCGCGGCACCTCGTCGACAAGCAGGGCCAGACGTGGTCGGAGCGCGGTAAGGGTTGGGTCGCGTGGCATGCGTGGGGCGGAGATGCCGGTGGGCGGTGGGCGATCCGTGAGCTCCGCCGCTATGACGCGGAATGGTTCGAAACGTGGTCCCGAGGGCCGCGCAACCGGGCGCTAATGCGCCATCTCAGGAGAGAGCAATGAGCGAAGACACCAAGACGGAGAACGAGCAGCTCGTTCCGATCCACCGGCTCCGCGAGGTCAACGACAAGCGACTGGAGCTCGAGGCGCGGATCAAGGGGCTCGAGGCCGAGGCGCAGACCCTCACCGAGCGCGCCGCGACTGCGGACACGCTCGCGCAGCAGCTCGAGGCCGCCAACCAGGCAGCCCGGCAGGCAGCGCAGGGACTCACCGAATACCAGGCGGCAGCGCGGATCGGCGTCACCGATCCCGAGCTCTATGAGGCCGCGCGGTGGGCCTACAACCGACTGCCCGAAGCGGACCGGCCCGCGTTCCCGGAGGCGCTCGAGGCGTGGAAGTCGGACCCGAACGCGGCGCCGCTCGTCCTCCGTCCTCACCTCGCACCGGCACCGGCTCCGGCTCCGCAGGCGGCAGCACCGCAGGCAGCACCGGCACCGAACCCGAACCAGGGCGCGCAGGCGTTCGAGGCCGCACCGCAGGCGGTCGACGTAATGAGCATGAGCCTCGAGCAGTACCGGCAGCACCGGGATCGGTTCAAGGGCACGTCGCTGATCTGATCGCGTTGACAGGCCGCCCGGGAGGTTGTAGGCTTTCCGGGTAGAGCCTCGGGTCGCACCCCGTAAAACGCGCGAGGGCTCGTCAACCGCTCCACCCTCGCACGTTTCCACGGAGGCCGATCATGGCTAACGAAGTGCTGTACAGCGGGCTCGGCGATCTGCGCCTTGCCAAGATTTTGAACAACGAGATCCAGCTCCTCCTGGCTGACCGGTTCTCGCTCCGCAACCACCCGGCCATCTTCCAGGCCGGCAACATCGCCGGGCGTGGCTCGAGCGTCCTCTCCGTGCCCCAGGCCGGTCTGGACGGCTACGACCTGATGACCGCAGTCGGCGCCGAGACCGCTTCCGCGTCCAACGTCGCTCTGACCGACGGGTCCGCGGATATCACCATCGCCCGCTACGCACTCCGCCGCGAGATCAGCGACCTCGCCAACATGACCGACTCGGTCGGTCTGAATGTCGAGCGTCTCGCCGCCGACATGGTCGGCGCCTACGAGATGGCCGTCACCAACGCGATCTGCGACACGATCGACGGATTCTCGACCACCGTCGGCACGTCCGGCAGCGACATGACCGTCGATAACTTCTTCTCGGCTCTGTTCGCTCTCGAGCAGGCGTCGGTGCAGACCCCCTACGTCGCAGTCCTGCACCCCGTGCAGCTCACCGACCTCCAGAACAGCATCCGGGCCGAGGCCAGCAACGCGATCGCGTTCAGCCCGGCTACCGTCGAGATGCTCGCCGCTAAGGGCCAGGGCTACGCCGGCTCCTTCATGGGCGTCGATATCTACAAGTCGTCCAAGGTGCCGACGGCGAACGCCGGCGCAGACCGGGCCGGCGCCATGATGGGCTACGGCGCAGTCGGCATGGCCGAGGGCGCGGTGCGTCCGATCTCGGCTCTCGGCGGAGCGCTCCAGTTCCCCGCCGGCACCGTGATCGCCGTCGAGTACGAGCGCAACAGCGCGACCGCTCTGACCGCCATCACCGGAAATGCCTACTTCGGCGTGTCGATCCTCCAGGACGGCATGGGCGTCAGCATCATCACCGACGCGTGATCCTTCCGGGTCGGGGCCGGGCGGGGGCTTCTCGCTCTCTCTCGGTCCCGGCCCGGCCCCGGTCCATTCACCCTCAACATCAACCCGAAGCATAGAGAGAGAGCAACGATGCCGACGGACTTTATCGGAGGCGGGCGCGCACCAGTCCGCCGCAGCAGCGGACCCGCGAGGCTCCTCAACGAGGCACCGCGCGCCGACTTCACCTACAAGCATCACCCGGCTCGATGGCACGAGGTCGACGGCGAGCTGCTCCCCGTCCTCTCGCGCATGAGCCACGCGCGCGGCGTCAACAACGTCGACCACCACGGCGACACGACCCGCGCCGAGGTCAACGCTCGGAAGGGCGGCTGGACGCTGATCCCTCCCGAGGCGTGCCCCTCGAGCATGACGCCGGACGGGATCGCCGGATACGTGCGCGTCTTCGACGGTCGCGCCGGTCCGATCCATGTCTCCGCGTGGGAGCAGCCGCGATCGATCGGCTCGCGCGTGACCTGGGTCACCGACGCAGACGGCTACAACGCCTGGCTTCGTCATCTTATGGCGGAGGGCTACATCGCTCCGCCTGATCCGGCGATCGTCGACGTCCTCCGCGACCAGCTCATGGCGAGCCGATCGCGTAAGGCGGTGGCGGCCGACCTTAACAAGTATGCAGCACAGGACGTCGAGCGCATCGACGCAGCGCTTGACCGGCTCGACGCAGCGTGGCGGAAGGTCGAAGGCGAGCCCGAGCCCGCTCCGACCGCAACGCGCAAGCGAGGCAAGGCATGAGCGGCGAGGACAAGTCGATTCGCGAGGCGCGCGATCGGTTCGAGAAGCGGCTCCGCGACCAGGGCGTCTCCTCGAGCGACGCGCGGCGCGAGGCCGTCAAGCAGGCGCAGCAGGCCGACCGGAAGAAGCGAGGCTAAACGATGGCGCACAACGGTACGACCTTCTACTCCCCGCGGTTTGCGCTCCCTGACCTCATCCTGAAGGGGCGAACCGCGCCCCTTGATGATGTCCTGGAGCTCGATTCGCATGCGGTGCTAGAGGTCTACCAGAATGGCGCCAGGCACACGCTCTCGAGCGTGACCGCTACGGTCTACCGTCCGGACGGCACCGTGTTCGCTACGCCGACTCCGGTGCTCTCGGACGGCAACAAGATCGCGACCATCACAATCACCGGCGCCTCTACGAGCTCCGAGAGCCTCGGCGACGGATGGCGGATCAGCTACGTCGCGACCGTCGAGGGCGAGGTC